CTCTTAGTAAGAGCTAGTGTATCGTCAAAGTCAAATACTCTAATTTTTTTAACAGGTTGATTTAGTGAGTTAGCTACATCTAAAGCTTTATCTGTTTTACTAAATTGCTTAAGCATATCGTCGTTAGTCATATTTTTATCATCTATAACTTGACTAGCATTTGCTTCTTTCTTATTAGCTTTTATAGCTGCTTGCTCATCTTGATAAGCTTTTTTTAAATATTTACCTTTAACTGATTTTTTAAATGATTTAACTTCTCCTTCTTTATCAAACTGAGGAGTATATACAGTCATCTCAAAAGGAAATTTACCATAAGTAGTAGGATTATAATATCTATCAAATCTACTTGTAGAATCTTGAGGTATACTAGACTTATACCTTATATTAATAGCTTTATCCATTAAGTCAGGTATAACACTAGTACTAGAATCTTTAAACTTTTGCCTCAATTCCGCTTCTGTAATTTCTCCATTAACAAATTGAGCCATATAGTTTTGCATAACTTTCACAGGTGGGTTATGTTCATACGTATATTCAGCGGGATTAGTACTGTCACTTAGAGCTATACTATCTATAAAATATGCAGATCTAAGTATAGCAGTCATATCTCCAACAGACGCAGCGAAAAACATACCAAGATCATTAGTGGTTACATCTGCTTTAGTTCCTTTATTTTCTTTATACCACTTTAGTTGTCTTATAATAGCATCTTGATTACTAGTAGCGTCGTTATAACTACTAAGTAAGCTTTCTTTACTTAATTTTCCATCTTTTATAAACTCTTTTAAATATTTATTTTTAGCAGCTGTAGATTGTGGAGCTCTTTTTGTTACTATTTTTTCTCCATCATAAACAAGTTTATTATTGACAAGCTTTAATTTATTTTCTATGTCAAAAGGCTTTAATAAAACATTAAAAAATTCTGTTTTATTAGTAAATAAACCAAATCTTAAATCCTTCCCTCTACCAGATTTTTTACCTTCAACTAACTTCCATACACCATTAACTTGCTTCCACGCGTGATTAGGTAGTCCACCGATTTTAGCGGCAGAAGTAAAAGTCTGTTCAAAGTGTTGTATAACATATTGAAAAAATTCAGCATCATTATCAAACTCTTGTTGTAAGTCTCCAAAGTACTCACTCATTAAACTTAAATAACCTAATACTTGATCTTCGTCTCTAAAGTTTATACCTTCTTTACTTATACCTAAGTTTTCTTTTATTGAATCTACATCTGTTTGTTCATCAAAAGATCTATGTAAATATTCGTTAAGCTGGAATTTATCAGGTTTTTTAGCATCATATAATGTTTTAGGAGCTTGATCAACTATATCTTTCCAAGAGTTTATTATATCTATTCTTAACTTAAGCGGTTTTGTACCTTTTTTATTATATAAGAAAGGACCATAAGCTAACCTAAAGGCTGTGTCAGGAGTAATACCTTTAGTAGCTAGTAACTCTATAAACATTGGAAGGTTGGCTAAGTATTGTTCTTGTCCACCTGGTTTTTTACCTAACTTTTTAAACGTTTTACCTAAATTTTCAGCAGCAAATAGCTTTTCTTTTGTACTCTTACTAAATAGTTGAGGTGGTATACCATCTCTAAGAGTTCTTAATGACTCTATAGCTTCACCATCTTGTATTAATTGTTCTCTAATTTCTTGACTAGATATTACTTGATCAAAGTTTCTTACAAAACCTTTTAGTATATCACTTACACCACCTTTTTTAGAAGGAACTTTTTGATTCCAGTTAGATCTTTCCCTACCTTTTATGCCAAAAGCTTCTCTAAACTCAACATCACTTATATTTGGTTTTTTAATTTGAACATTTAAACCAGCTCCAGTTTTAGATCTAACACTACGTTTATTATAAAACTTTTCTAATAATTTATTTACAACTCCTGTAGCTTTGAATTCTGAAGTATAACCCTCTATTAAAGAACTTTTAGACAAATCAGTATCTGCAAATATAAAGTTTTGAATAGCTAGCATTTCAGCTTTATTAAGATCAGAGTTCTTTTCTAGTTTTTTAAACATAGAGTCTGCTAGCTCTTTGTTATCTCTAGAAATCATATCTACTACCTCTTTTAAAGCAAATCCTTTTAATTGTTTTAAGTCCTTGCCTTTTACATTTTGTTTTTTAGCTTTAGATCTTATAAAGTTATAAACTTTATCTACTTTATATATAGATGTTGTACTAGTTCCTGGACTTAAAGGTTTTATAACATTACCTTCATCATCAAGTGTAGGTTTTGGATCTAGTTTTTCTCTTACTTTAATACCTTCTCTTTCGTCTTGTCTTACTTCTCTATCTGATCTATTATCTCTTGATGTTTCCTCTTCAGCAGCTATCTGTTTTGTATCTTCTGTTATTCTTGTAGTTTGATCTTCAGCTGACCTAACACCTAGTTCTGTAGCTAATGTTTTTAACTCTAACATACCTTTATTAGCGATGTACTGATTAAAAGGTTGTCTAGTTCCATCCCATTTTTTAATCCACTTTGACCCTAATATACTATTCTTAGCAGAATCTACGTAAGACTTTCTTGTAATACCTGCTTCTTCTAAAATGTTTTTAGGTATTTTACTACCGTAAGAGTTCCAAGCAGCTCCAGCAACTCTGCCAGCCATTTTCTCAACTTGATCAGCTCCTATTACTTCAGCATCTTCACCAACACTTTTTAATTCTTCTATTTTAGCTGGAGTTTTAGAAAACTTTTTACCACTAGCTTCTGCTTCTTCTGTACCTAGTTCAGATATAGCTTCACTAAGTTTACCTTCTTTAATACTTTTATTATACTCTTTTAGAAAGTTATATACATCTTTACCTGTGTCAAACTTGATCTTAGCAAACCCATATTTACGAAGTATAGGTGTTAAGAAGTCTTTTAATTTAGTAAATACATTTTCATCATAAGCTATTTCTTTTTTAGCTATGGCATCAGAAAACAAAGTTAAAGCTTCATCAGGATTTTGTGTTAAATAATCATCTGAATATAATCTATTACCTTTTTCATCTAATGCTTGAAGCTTACTATCAAGAACACTTAATTGCTTTTCGTTTAACTGATTTCTAAAGTCTTGTACTAGTTTAGTAGCATCTTTGCCTTTTAATTCTTTATTTAATATACCATGTAGTAGTTCATGGCTACCAACAGATATAGCACCTGTCTCCTGAGCTACTTCTTTATTAATATATATAGTTCCATCTTGTATAAAACCATCTGATTCAGCAGCTTCTTTACCAAAACGTTTTCCAAATTCTGTTTTAGAACCTATTGCTTCTGTTTTTAAACCAAATTTTTTACCTTCTCTTTCTGCAAACTTAACACTTTCTGCAACTTGAGCTTTTCTATCTTCTTTTACTACATCGGTTATATTAGAACTTACCTCTTCTAATCTAGCGTCTATTTCTTTAATTCTTTTTTCTTGAGTCTTAGTTAAACTAGATTCATTGACTGCTTTTCTTTCGCCATCAAGAACTTCTTTTTCTTTTAATAATGCAACTACTTCAACTTCGTTTTCACCTTTTAGATTGGCTCTTTTAGCTTTATTAGTAGCTGATTGCGTAGCTCTAAAATTCTTTTTAATAGCTTCTCCTTGTTCAGGAGTTATTTGAGTGTTTTTAACTTGAGTATCTACTTGTTCATCTAGTATCTTAGTAGAGTTTTTTATTTGAGATATATTTAAATCAGCTTCAGTTACATCGGTTGACGGATCAAAAGCTTCAACTAGATTATTCCATTCAGTATTTTTTAACTGGTTATTTATTTTAACTCTATCAATGTTTGTGTTTATGTTAAGTAATTGCTGACTAGCTGTTATTGGCATACTACCTAAACCTGCAAAAGCTTCAAAACCTATTTCAGCTATATCCATTTCCTGACCCGCAACTGCTCTACCACCTACTTCACCAAGACCACCACCTACTATTTCTATTGCTCCTGTGGCCGCGGCAGCTACTGTAGGTGCAGCTCTAAAACCTGCAGAAGCTAATTTTCCACCTACACCTTTAGATAACCCCATCGTAGCAGCTTCAATAGCTCCAATAGTCAAACCTCTTCCAGCAGATTTTCTTCTTAACTCATGAAGTTTTTCTGGATCATTTAGTATTGCTCTTACATTTTCTTTAGTTAACTCACCACCTGCTTCTTCTTGTAATAACTCAGCAAACGTTAATCCAGTTTCCATAGCTGTCATAGTACCTGTCATTAAACCTGTTACAGCTCCCATTGGTACTGTAATTAATTCTTCTGGTAATCCAATTTGAGGACCCAACTGTCCAGCTGCTAAAGCAAAACCCGCTCCTGCTGTAGCGCCACTAGCTCCTGCAGCAACTGACTGCTCTGAAAAAGCATCACTCAAAGGATTAATTGTGTTAAGTTGACTAGATATAGAACTTACTAGCATAGACGATAAAGTAGAAGGATTCATTGCAGCGCCTTTTACAAAGCCCCACCAGCCTCCACCTTCTTCTTCATATGTCTTATTAAAAGATTTCATCTCATCAGATTCCATATTTACTTCAGCCAGATTTTTATTAACCTCTATAAACTTTAAAATCTCTTCATCTGTTGATTGATCTCCTTCATAAAATATATCTAAACTAGGGTCAACTGATTTAGCTTGTTCCAAGCCTTGAGTCCAAGCTCTAGATATATCACCAAAGAAATCTGTTACTTCATTTTTTCCAATACCTGGTATTTTTTCAATTGCAGTAAGTTTTTCACCTGATTCTTCTTCATCTTCTTTAATAGGTTCAGTTTCAATTTTTTCTTCTAATATAGCATTAGATGGTGGAATAAATTCTACTTGTTCTTCTTCAACTTGCTCTTCATTTTCAACTAGACCCAGGCCTTCAACTTGATCTATATCTTCAACTTTCTCTTCTTCTAATACAATAGCCCCTGCTGGTGGTGTGAATTCACTCATATATTATGTTTTATGGTTTTACGTAAATAACGCCATTTGGTCCTTTAAGTTTACCACCTGAAGGTAGTTTAGCCCAAGCAGCATCAAACTCTTTTTGAGTAGCTGCTGTTGTATTAGTACTTTTTGAAGCTTGTTGAGATCCAGGTCCTATATATATAGGGTTTGGATAAGTTCTTCCATTATGTTTAAAAGTTTTTTGATCTCCAGTAGGTTTTGGGTTAACAGCTTTATAAGCAGCTACGGCAGCTTGATTTCTACGACTACCATATATAGTTTGTTGATCTAAGTTTATACCACCTTCACTAGCTAATGCAGCTCTTATACCTTTAGCTGTACTAGTTCCTGGTATAATATCTCCTTGTTCATCAACTACAGAACCTATTGGTTGTTTATTTTCCTTTCCCAACTTTGTTATAAATTTAGTCTTTTCTTCAGGTGTTTTAAGGTCATCATATTCTTCTCTTCTTTCATCACTTAAATTTTCCACTAAGTATACTTCATCAATAACGGTGTAAGTTTTACCAACAGGATTGACTTCAGTTAAAGCTAAGGCTATTTCCTCAGGGTTACCAACAAGCTCATTGGATTTTTCTGCATATACATTATATCTATGTTCTCTAGCTTGATCTGTTAAATTGCTTTTAGTAGATTTATCTGATCCAGGTGCTTTGTATTTTCTAGTAGAATGTATCATTTTAATACCATCAGCTGCAGCATTATCTTCTATAGATTTATTAGCCATCCATCTAGCAGCTTCATCTCTTTGCTTTTTAATATTAGCTTCTGTTTCTTCAGCTGTAGCACCTTCAACATCCATCCAATCTGTATCTTTACCCATTAGATCAGCCCAAATACTCTCCATACGTTCTTCGTCATCTAAGATACCTTTAAACTGATTAGAAGTAACCATTGAATCAGCAGCTTTAGTTCTTTGTTCTGGTGTCATGAATTTAACAGTAGCTTCTTGATCACCTATTTTCTTTGTTTCAAACATTACTAAATCTGCATTGTCTTTACCTCCTGGTTTTACAGTGTTATCATAAACACCTTTTAATGATTCGGATATATCAGGAACTGTCTTAAAGTATTCTTTACCACTATTTTCAAGTTGTAATAACTCATTAACATTAATCATTGCGTCTTGTCCACCATCTTCACCTGGCTTAAACAAACATAGTTGACCATTATCATCAACTAGTTTTACGTTACCACCTTGTGATAAAGCTAATAAAACTTCTTGCTGAGCAGTAGGAACTCTTGAGCTAATAGAACCTGGTTGTCCAGGTGGTATTTTTAAAGCTTCTTGTAGTTGTTTTGTTTGAGCCATTATAGGTACAATAGCATCTTTAAAACTAACTACTTGATTATTTAAATAAGATAAATGTCTATTGCCTTCAGTTTGAGATATACTACCGTCTTGTATGCCTTGTTTTATTTTAAAATAATTATCTACTTGGTCATCAAAAAAGTCATTCATGTTTTGATCAAAAGTACCGTATCCAGTTTCTTTAATGCCAGCAACTTTGTCATACATAGCTCTTTGTTCAGTATTCTGCTGTGCAAATAATTGTTCTTGTTTAGCTCTTTCTAACTTATTACCAGCTACTATACTAGAAACCATTTGATCCATCTCTTGAGAAACAGTAGGTCTCTTTGCTAGAAATTGCTCAAACTGTTGATTAGTTTGTTGTTGAGGATTAGCATATGAACCCGTGCTTCTTGATGATGCTCCACCTTTTTTTAATCCGCCACCGTAATTTTGTACTTTTGCCATAATTTACTTTATTTTTTATTAGTCGAATATGTTACCCGCCATTAAATCTCTTCCAAGATTCTTCCCTCCACCAACCATACTAGATGGATTAAACATCCCGCCTATAGTACCACCTACAGCGCCTAACATATCTTGATTAGCAGCCATTTTAACATTGTTAGCCTGTTGTGCTAAAGCTTCAGCATTGTCTTGTTCTGTTTGTAATCTATCCATTTTAGTAACGTCTCTAGCTTCTTGTGTTTCAAATTTATAAGCTTCACCTTGAGCTTTCAGCTGTTGTACTTGGTTAGCACCTTCAGCTCTTGCCGTATTATTAGCTTGTTCTTGTTTCTGTATATCAGCGGATATTCCACGTTTAGATTCTAAAGCAGCTCTTGCTAAAGCAGTTGCACCACCAGCGCCACCGCCAGTTTGCATTATAGTATCAAGAGTGTTAGCTAAAGCAATATCAGCTTCTTCAGCTGCAAATTTAGAAGCTTGAGTAGCAACACCAATGTTTTCAAACTCATTAGCCATATTTTCATAAGGATTAATAACCTCTTGTCTATTTTTCTCAAGTTCTGCTAATGCTGTTTTTGCATCATTTGCTTTTTGTTCTTGTATTTTCATTTGCTCTTTGGCGTTGTTTTTATTCATCTGCGCACTTACCATTTTAGTAATACCGCTTACACCTGCTCCTATTGCCAAACTTGTCATTAATGCCATATTATAATACTTTTGTTAGTTCATAAGAGTGTTTAGCATCTGCTTTCCACCCTAATTTCTCATGTGTTTCTATTAGTCCTTTATGTTGCATTACTGCAAATAAATATTTATAATCAAGAGATTTAACTAAGTTTTCAGCACCAGTTATAAGAAGCTCTATAGCTGCTTTTCTGTCACTCTCTCTATATTTTGGATTAGATACTATCCATTCTAATAAAGCTGTCTTAGAATTAGTTAAATAAATAAATCCAGCCACAACCGGCGTATCATTTATTTCTACTATTAAACCTCCTTTACCATTTTCTGGTAAAAAGTCTTTTGTTGGCGCTTTCCATTTAGGCCAATTATCCCACCAAGATACTAGCGTATCCCAGTCTTTATCTGTAAGTCTACGTATATTCAATTTAATTTAATTAGATGATAGTACCTGATTAGAAGATACTGCAAATATCTGTTTAACTCCGCCAACATCTGTAGATGTGTCAGTTGATATTTTAACTGTGGCTGTAAAACCTTTTATTCCACTAATTGGATAACCTCCATAAGTATCAGGACCAAATACAACTTCACCTGCTCGCGCAGCACTATTGCTCTTTAAGTTAGCTACATATTTACCTTCTTTCAAGTGAAAACCTGCTCTATATATTGGTTCTGTTAATGCCGCTGGATATTCATTACCAGCAGAATCATAAGCACCTTCATAGTAACTATTTACTATTACACTTGTATCAGTATAATTTACATAACTTGGGTTAGCTGTACCTGGGTTTATATAGTTATCTGGCACTTCTTGTAATCCTTGAATGTCAGATATAAAGCTATCTCCTTGCCAACCATTACTTCCTTCATAACCTAACGTTAAAAAGTTCTTATTTACATTGGGTTGAGGATTAAATACAAAAGTTATAGATGATTTAGCAGATGCTGCTCCATAAAATACATTTCTATTTTTAGGGTTGTTACCAAAATAGTGTTGATATATCTCACCACCACTAGTAGTAAAAAAAGTATTTTTTAAACTAAATATATTATTAGGTTTAAAACTAAAGAAGCTTGGCCAACCTAATACATCTTCATCAAAAGATAAAGTCTCATAAGTACTAACTCCATCACTCAATGTTCCTTTAGCTTTTTGTAATGATACAGTATATTTACCGTCATGTATATCCCAACCTCCAATTATTTTATCTTTCTTAAAACTTCTAAATATAACAGGAGAATCAGCAGGTATGATGTAAGATATTTCTTCTGATAATGCAACATAACTTAGAGCTGGAGCTGCATTTGCATCATAACCTATAACATAACTATTAAATTCTATACCATTTATAATTAATTGAGATCCTATTTCTATATCAACAGGTGTTGTGATAGTAATATAGGGAGAAGCAAAGGTAGATCCACCAGATTGTGCATTACCATAAACAGCTGAAACATCTACGGCTTCTGCAACTTCATTAATATTTTTTAATTCATCTCTAAAAAAGTTAGACATACCATATTCTGATATCTCTGTCATACCATCATGTGATAATCTTAATAAAGAACCTCTATCTTTATCTGCAAAATACTTTCTAAAACCATAAACAGCAAAAGATTCTGGATTTTTACTTATACCAAATTCTCCTCTGTATGGAGTTATTTGACCAATAACAGTTCCTTGTGGTAGTGTTTGTGTACCACTTTCAGAAGTATATATTTGGTCTTTATCTATTAAAGCTCTATTAACTTTATCTTCTTGAAATATAATTAAGTTAGTATCTTCCGCATATAGCTTTTGTACACTACCTCTCTGTGGATCAACAGCTCTAGTTATAGCTTCACCTACGGAAAAAACATTTGTTTGGTTTAATCCAGTTCTAGAATTGTAAACACCTGAATATATTAAAGCATTAGGTCTATATTCTTGATTATTATTTTCTTCTTTTAAATAAGCTTTAGCTCCAAGATCTAATGATACATTATTATAACCACCTTGATATCTAGATTCTTCTACAAACCAATTTTCCACTTCGTCAAATGGGAAGGTGGGTAAAACAGCTGTAGGAGGAGCAGTTTGGTATCTTTCTATTTCAGTACCACAACCAGATGGATAAGTTGGAAAACCAGTTGGATTCCAAGCAAGTCCAGGAAAATTAGAACCTTGACCACCTCTATATTGTTGAGGAACTGTAACTCCAGCATCAGGATCAGCTCCACCATCGTCGTAGTCATAGGGTATACTACCTGTTGTTGGTGTTCCTAGATATATAGCTTTTTTTAACCAAAAAGTATTATAATAAGAGACTTCTATTTCGTACGCCATATTTAATCAGTTATTTCAATTTTTACAGAATAATAAGTTTCACCACAACCAGATATTCCTTGAGCATCTTTTGCTACTATTTTTAATATAAGAGGAGTGTTTTTAGCTACATAAGTGTAGGAAATAGGATCATCATCTGTTGTTAATGTTAAAACATTTCCAGCTTGAGTTATTCTAAAAAAACTAGTTGCAGAACTATATATTGATTCTACAACCATCTCTAAATTATCTAAATCTGCACCTGCTGACCCATTGAAAGCTTGAGTTGTTAAATCTATAGTACCTAAAACATCGCCTATATGTCTAGGCCCTGGTGTAGAAATATGTATAGGATAAGTAATACCGCCTCCAGCTTCTCCAAGACTCCATGTAAGAGCACCTGCTGAAGGTATAGGACTTAAGCTAGGAAAAACATTACTTAGTAATAACTGCTTAGTAACTAAGTTATTACCGTTAGCTAGGATTCTTAATGTAACATTAAATGTCCTATCATCACTATTTTGACCCCAGTAAAAGTATTGACTAGGTGCTGTTGATCTAACTCTTAGTCTATATTTAAAACCCGCAGTATTAACTAATTCAAAAGGAACAGGAGAAATTACAGCTTCATTACCGTTTGTGATACTAACTAACTCTATTGTTCCCACACTTAATAAATTATTTTGAGCATCAACTGCTTGAAACTCAGGAGTAATCCATGAGGTAATACTTGGTACCATATCTTCTTGAAGAGTTAAGCTGATCGGTTCTGGATTTGCTACCGGAGTGCCAATATCAACTCCTATTCCTACACCAGCGCTTGCTGATATAGAAGTATTTAAAGGTTCTATTAATCCAGATGTTGTAGTTTCATGATATATCTCTATTTTAGATTCAACAGGATTTGTTTCAAATACGTTTAAGTTCTTAGAAAAATCTGGAGATATAGGAGTTGCAAGAACTCCAACTTGTAAATCAGGTGAAAAACCAACTAAAAAATCAGTTTCAATTTGTGCTACAAATGGGTTACTACTCGCATCTAAATATAATGGATCTACATATATAGTATTAGGAGAGGCAACAAAGTTATTAGGATATGAAGATTTCTCTGCATATTTACCTCTATTTGCTGTCCACGGGCCAAGATCATTAAATGATATTATAGAATTTACAGTAAATTCACTTTTTTGATTAACTTGAGAAGACTGCGATAGTGCTAAAGATGGTACCCAAGCCGTGCTATAGTTTGTTGGTGATATTATATATTTAGTAACTACTCTAGGATATAATAATGTTTCACTACCATATATTTCTTCTGTAGGACCTACATCTGCCAATTCTTTTGGAACCTTATTTATATTATCCCCATAAAGAACGATATTACTAACATCATTTGCTCTTTTATAAGATGGTGTAGGAGGATTAGCTATAGTACCATCACCTACTTCACCTGTAAATGTTATTTTCCCAGAAGTAGCACCAGGCACATACACATTATAATATTCTTGCTCTAATTGTTGTACAACAACTTTATAAGTTAAATAACCTAATGGATTTAAAGGAGTAGCAGGCGCATACGGAGCAATAGTTCCAGCAACAAATACACCATTAAATATACCAGGATAGCCATCTGTTTTATTGGGTGGTATTAAATCGTTGAATGTAACTTTTAAATTATTACCTGGCCAATTTAATGTACTTACCAAATTCTCATAAGGGGCGTAAACACTAGATTCTTCCCCAACTATACCTAAGCTTATTGCTTCATCTCTTAGTATAACATTTGAAGATCTTCCATATCTATCTACTAAGACAATACCTACTTTGTAAGATCTGTTCTGTTTTAGAGTGTGATTTATATATTCTTTTCTACTATAACTATACCCAGACGCTAAAGCTCCAATAGCTTTTTTCTCACTAACACCTAAGTAATAATTCAAATTTTCAGGAGAAGCATGTTTTTCTATAAAATTACCGTATATTATTCTATTACTTGCAGTAGCTTGAGTTGCTGCTCTTATAGGTACTTTATCATGTACTCGTGTAGTTACTGCATCGGGTAAAGTTTTAAAAGGTTTAAAAGATTTATAATCATAAGAATAAAATCTATCGGTTGCTGATGTAAATTGATCTTCTACTACTATATCATCTACAACTTTAATAGCCAGACCATCTGATTCTTTAGCTAGAATTTGTACTTCGGTGACTTTAAAGTTTTGAAAAAACTCATTTTGAACAGGTCCAGCGGTTGGACTTGCAACGTTTACGTCATACCTAGGTGGTAAGTCTATTTTAAAAGTTGCACTAGTGACTTGATTCTCCATAAATTTTACAATACCACTATCAGCAGTATCTTTCTCATTTCTTTGAGTTTCTCCACTGAAGGCACTATCTAAAAAATAACCAAAGTTTTTAGGTATAAATAAAGCTTGAGTAAAGGGAGCCATTAAAGAATATTCTCCATCGTCATATTTAAATCTATAGCTAAATCTTACAAATTTATCTTTTAAGTAATCTTCATCACCACTAAAATTAGCATCATAATAAGGATTTACTTGTTCAAATTGAAGAACATCACCAGGGTCAAAAGCTACTGTACCTGTTCCTATATAAGTAACAGCAGCAGCAATAGCTTCAGTCATTGCAGCAGCTCCAGTAATTGTGGATCCTATTGGATATTCAAAAGTTAAATTCTTTTTTGTGGCGTCAATCCCTGTTAACTTAAAGTAACCCAATTCTGGTTTGTTTATATTTATAAATCTAGTTACAGGAGAAGTAGCAATATCTGCATTAGCCCAATTTAGATTCACTGTAGAAGCTGCGGGAGCATCCACAACAGACGTCGAGTGAGATGGTAAATACTCAGACACTTCATCTTTCATTGTGCTATCATCGCTACTATCTAAAAAAGATATAGGTGAAAAAGGTGCAAATTTAGATACTGATATATGATCTTCATTAAAATAGTAAGTTGAATCTGCTATAGCTGTTTCTACATTTATTTTTCTAGGCTGATTTCTATTATCTGTAAAAAACAATAGATCTTCTAAAAGATCTATACCTAGCATTGGGTGTGTTTTAGAAAAATTAAGAAAATCTCCTTCAACTAAAATACTAAATGCTGGAGAAGTAGAATTATTAAAAGGTCCTTGTATATAAGCAATATAACACTTGGCTCCAGGTATAGTTCCACCAGCTGGGTGAGGTACGTTATCCAAAGGAAAGTTACTTAATTGATCTTGAGAAGAGTCAATAAAATTTGTCGCAAAAACATATATTCTATCTTTATCAGTATCAACGTAAGTACCTATTATTTCTGTATTTGATGCAAAACCAAAATTAGAATATTGTATATTGCCTAAAACATTTTCAACAACTCCTTCATCTGGCCCTTCGCTTTTGCTTACAGAGATATTTCTACCTTCTCTATATTCGCCATTGGGTAAAAGTCTTTCATCTAAGTCTTTATTCATTTTAGACTTGACAAATACATTTCTTACTTCTGCCATATTAATGCTTTATCCATTTAGATTTACCTCTCATCGTTTGTATCATCTCACTTGGTTTCATATTGCTTAGACGTATCTTAGTGTTTCTAAGCTGAGCTGATCTATCTCTTTTGAATCGTTGAACGATGTATTCTTGAACACCTGATCTACCGGCTAATATAGAATAAGCTATATGCATGTACATTGCTTCTTCTGCCATTTTAGGTACTTTAGTATCTAAATCAGATGCTAAACCATCAGATATATATTCTAATATTATAATTCTATCTTTTAAATCACTTGAAAAAGATATTACATTTTTTCTTTTATCGATGTTAAACCAACCGTTACTTTGTGAAACAACTGGATCTAAACCATATCTTCTTCCGTAAGTTTCTTTTCTCCAACTCCAGTTATAAACATTAGCATTATAAAAATATTGATCATAAGCTCCAGTTATAACTTTATCATTAGTATTTTCCCACCTAGTTCTAGTAATAGATTGATCAGCTTGTGTATTAGCACCATATTGATCCTGAATAAATTCTCCATTTTTTTCTTGTAAAGGTACAGATGTGGGATCAGTAGTTAAATTATTTGCTGGGTATATAGGATGTAATACTCCTAATTCATCTACAAAAGACATTCTAACATAGTTAACGTAGTCTTGAGGTATAATAACAGAATTACTTGGAGGTAAAGTTAATTCTAAAGTTTTTATACTATTTAAAGTATCATAACTAAATTCTTGTAATCCTCTTTTAGCATGAAAAATAACATCGGTTCTTTTAACTAATGGTATTAATTTGCCTATACCAGTATAAGCTATTAGAAAATTATTTACTATATCATTTAGTTTGACATACTCATAGCTACCATAGTTATTCCATAAAGCTCCGGCTTTTAGAACTACTCTCACTAATGTAGTTGGGGAATTAACAACTGCAACACTTAAAGTTACGGTGTTTTGATTATAAGGAGGTTTGTTAGTATTATTATTAACGACTGAAATAGTTCCTGCTACATAATCATTAAAAGTAGTACCACTATCGGTACTTACTTGAACGCCAAAATTAGCAGGTTCTGTAGAAGTTGCTATATGCAAAGTTGGTTCAAAGGTACAAGTAAAAGAAGTTTGAGGAGCAGCCGTAACTGCAAACATTTTTTCTCCTGCGTAATACTCTTCGTTAGTTTGATTAATTAAGCTCATTGATTATTGTTTTTGATTTGCTCTCTCTGCTTGTAGTTGACCTGACGCAGCTTGAACTATTTGAGGATCTCTTATAACTATACCAGCATATACTAATATAGCTAGTACAACTTCTGTAAATTCAGAATCATGTAGTTCGAAATTTATAGTTCCAACAGCATTAAAAATAAATTGACCCAAAGTACCCACAGTATACGCCCAGTTTATATCGTCTGGAACCTTAATATATTGAACTGCAACATTGGCTGTACCAGCATTTGCTTTGGTATTTATAACAGTTGGATATGTTTGGAGTTTGTCGTTTTCAAATAAATATATAGGAAATTGCTCGCTTGGTGTAACGAGCGGAGATAATCTTAAATTATAAAACTCCCCTCTATCTACTCTTTGTATCTCCACTGGAAGTCTGCCGTCTTCTTCATACGTAACAGATCCAACTATATGAGTACCAGTTGGTAAGGAAAAGTTTTGATCGGCAGGAACATAAGTAGCTTTATCATTTCTTTTAAATATGTTCATTTTTTCATCTAGGTTCATTAACCTATTAGCATAATCCACATCAGTCTGTGGCATTCTAGTATATTGATTTAAATCTTCAAAATACTTTTCAAAAATCTCTCTTTGAACTTGCGTACCTATTCTATTGAATTCGTCAGGGGTCATATAACCTCTTTGCTCTTTATTTAGTATAAGTAATACAGTTTGATATACTTTATTTACGCTTATTGCCATTTTAATCTTTTTAAAAAAAAAGGGTGGCGTAAACCACCCTAAGTTATAATCACTTGTTTATTTTAGTTTTTTCATTATTGAGTTATAAACCTCAACACCTTCGTCTGTTTTAAACCATGCAGCCATAGCTGAGTACGGGTTTTCTTCAAAAGGAACTTTCATTAATTTTTTACCATTACTAGCCCATGAAAAACTTCTTTGATCTTGAGATAATGAAACTATACCAGATTCTACTGATATAATAGCAATATTTCTAAGTTCAACATTTTCATCTTCAGCTAAGCTTAATAACAAACTAGGTTTTCTTTTAGCAAACAATAACAAATCTCTTTTTAATTCTTTAGAAGATAGTGTATTCACATTAGAACCTATTTCTGTTCTTAGTATAGCTTCAGCTTTATCAATATCCATATCATAAGCCATATTCATAGCTGCTATTTCTAGCTCTAGATTATCATATTGATCTTCAGCTTCTACTACAGCATCATGTTCTGCAAATATTAAATTCATATGCGGATGCTTCAATAGTAGCTCTTGTAAGTTTCTTTTTTCTTTAGGCACAAGCAAATGCCCATTACTAAAAACTATATGAGATAGAGTAGATGTTCCTTCCTGCTCGTCTACAAATATAGATTTTTGATTAGTAGCATATCTCATTTCTCTTTCATAACCTTTTTCTGAATCAAACCAAACCAAAGGATATCTACGAGTATGTCTACTAATTATAGTATAAGTTAAAGGATTTTTATTTCCTAATAAATAGTAATTTCTATCCTTATATTCCCAAGTATCTTTTTTTACTTCAGGAGTTTTCACAGCTTTAGCTGTAGTTTTCTTTTCTTTTGTTTCCATAATATAATATAATATAATAATTAAAAAAGACCCCGCCTAAGCGGGATCTTATATCTAATGTTACTACAGTGTTCCTGCAGCAATTGTAACTAGTTCTACTTCCATGTCTGCAACTTCAGGAGCGCCTCCACTTAAACCAGCTTTTTCTATTGCGTCAATTACTTTTTGAACAATATTTGGTCTAGTTAAAGTAGCACCGCCTGTAGCAGCAACTTGAAGAGTATAAACAATTACGTTATCATCTTTAATGTAAGTACCACTCTTAATAACTAAGTTAGTAGCACCTGAAGAACTTATTGTTATTACACTGTCAACAGGTAATAACATTTCAGCAGCTTCATTTGTTTGATTTCTTGCGAATTTTATATAAGCCATAATTTCTATATTTTTAAATGTTAATAATTAATTAAGCTCCTTTGAATAACACGAAGTTATTAGCAGCTTGAGTTACTAAACATCTTTCAGATAAGAAATTGACTCTCATAGCATCAAGATCAGAAGTGTAAGCACCACCAACAGAACCAGTGATCCATGTTTTATACCTTCTATCTTCTGTTTCAGAAGCTCTATATCTTACGTGTAAGAAAGGACGTCTAATATTAACACCCATCATTTGGTCATACACAGTTGTAGTTCCAGCAGGTATCATAACACCATCAATAGCATTTGATAATCCTCTAGTAGAAGCATCATTTAAATATTTCCAGTCAGTTTTGTAGAAGTCATAAGAACCTCTTCTGAATCCAGAAAATCCAAAGTTCAATGCCATATCTTCTTCGTTGTCAAAAAGACCATAAGAAGCAGAATTAGTAGAAGCATAACCTCCACCGGCCATAGCACCGATCATATCATCAAAATCTAAAGCAGTAGCTCTTGATAAGAAAAGCATGTTTTCTTCAATAGCACCTTGCTTATCTAATTGCTTAAGGATAGCATCGAAATCACCCATTGCACCTGAACCAGGAGCAGCAGCTCCAGCAAAACCAGAGTATACATTACCTCTTGCTTCAATAGCAGCGAATAAACCTTCAGTACCTTTAATATCAGAACTAGTACTTGTAGGACCATAGTTAAAAGCAATATTAGCTTGAGTCATTAACTCACCTTCAACCATCGCCATTTCAAGATAATCATCAAATCTTAATCTTGTTTCAGACTCAGACTTTAAATACCATAAGTATCCAGATGTACCATCTTCAGTAGCAACTTCAACCCAACCAATTTGAGCAGTATCAGATCCATTAATCTCAAAGTTATCTTTAAGAATAATTGGTGAATTAGCAAATTGAGTGAATTGTGGTTGAATAGAACCAGACATTCCTACAGAACCTTTTCCATATTCAGAACCATAAACAAACAAGTTAGCTAAGTTTGCTCCAGCTAAAGCAGCAGGGAAAGCACCAGCAGCCGTTTCATATAGAGTACATTCTAATCTATCATTTGTTTTTCCAACAGCACCAGAATCACCAACTGACTGTACTAAAGCTTTAGCAGTAACTAAACCTGTAGCTCTATCAGCAAGCATAATAGTTTGTCCTTGTCTAACAGCACCAGAAGGTGAATCACCACCTGGGTAAGCAGCTGTTAAGTCAAGATCAATTCTAATATCAAAAGCACCAGCAACACTAGCTGAAACATTTGAATAACCTACGTGCAATCTATTTTGTTCAGACCAAATTACTTGATCAGATGTCATAGGCATTTCAGCGCCTACCATTCTCAAGAAACCAGATAAAGTTCGGTTCCCGTATCTTTCTACCTCTTGCTCATAAAGCTCAGGTAGGTATTGTTGTGCAAAGTTATTAACTGGATCTCCACCTGCGGCGTCCCCGTTAAAACTAAGATAATTGTCCTGCAAAGTTAATTTTTTCTGTGCAGGAGCTAATGACGCAGGAAAACTCCCACTTGTATTAAAACTCATTTTTTTTAGTTTTTATTTTTTTATTTTACGTTGTATTTTTAACTTAGAGCTATCAACACCGGAAATAGCTTTTACTTTAAATCCTCCAACATATACATCACCTTCAGACGCTGGCGTCCTAGATTCTACGTTTATGTTTTTAGACTTTGCAACCACATCTTTAACAGCATCGGCTTTGCCTTGCTCATAAAAATGTTTTGCTATAGTATCTGCATTTTCTGCTGCGTAAATAGCTTTATGATAACCAACATGATCCTTTACACTTCCATCTTCGTTTAAGAACTTCTTAACAAAATGAGATAAGTTTGATTGGCTCTTAGCAACTTCCTGAGGGTTTGAAACTCCATATCTAAATCTTTTTTCTCCAACATTAAATTCAAAACCTTTGAATTCATCAGAAAACATTTTATTAGTTTGTTGTTCAAAATCAGCATGCTGCTGGGTTGCTATATCTTGCTCTTTGTTATATCTATTGAAAAAGTCCATTGCTTTTTGTTGCTCTTGAGTAACACCCGGTCTCAACTTGATCTCGTCGTAATACTTACTCTTTGTTTGCTCTAAAAAGTTACGTGCTTTGGCAATTTCTTCTTTATAAGCTAGCTTTTTCTTTTTGATAGCTCGCTCTTCATCCACATCTTCATCCCAAGAATAATTGTCTTCTAATATGAAATCAACTTCTTCTCTATCTAAATGTGGTTTAGTCTGTTTGTAATATTCTCTAAGTAAAACATCTTCATTAATATTAGTATAATCTGCATTTAACCTAACATAATCATTGATGTTGCCGCCTGTTTCTTCCATAAATGAAACTAGTTTTTCGATGTTTTCTGGTAGAGGTTTACCTACTACTTTCTCATCTCTTATAGCTTCTTTTAATTCTTGTTCTACAACTTTAGTTTCTTCTTTAACTTCTTCTTCAGTTATTTCAGAAACTGGACTTACACTTTCTTTGGCAGGTTCTTGTTCTTCGTGTGTTTTTCCCACTTCCTGCAGTTCCAGTTTTTGTTCTTCCTTCGTCTCATCAGACTGTAGCACAACTTTCTTTGTTTCTGGCTCTTGAACGGCATCTTCTTTCTTTTTACTTAAATCTAATTTTACTGTTTCAGTGACCTTATTTAACTTTTTTGGTCTACCTACTTTTTTCTTTACTTTCAAACCTTCCTTACTTTCATCAGTAGGAGGGCCCTTTTCTACTTGTTTTGACATAATATAATATAATAGTTAATAAAAAATTATTGTGGAGCAAATTGCTCTAATCCAAACCCGCCAAGGTTGTCATTACCCGCGGATTCAAAGTTTGTTGGTAATAAATCATTTTTCTTTTGATCTATCATTTGGCTCTGTTGAGTGCCTATAAGTTTAGCTCGTTTATCTTTACGATCTTCTATAAAAGTTTCTTTATTTCTTTCAGCTTCACCTTTAGCTTGAGTTAACTGTATATTAAAGTCAAATTCAATTTGCATTAATTGTCTTTTAATTTCAGCTTCTCTTTCCATACGTTGTATTTCAAATTGAGATTTACCTTGTTCAATTGATAAGGTAGTTTGTGCTAAAGCTTCTTGTTTTTGTACTTCGGCCATAGCTGTTCTCTCTGCAGTCTCTGCTTGAGCTTGACCCTGAGCAGCTATATTAGCTTGCTGAGCTTGTTGATCTTGAGCTTGTTTTTGTTTTCTTCTTTGTTTTAGTAATTGATTAGCAAGTTTTAAATTATTAACTTGTCTAATATCAATTGCATCTTCTAAAAATATTTGACCACCCTGCAGTGCTACTTGAATATTTTGTTCTAATTGAGCTTTTTCTTCTTCATCAGGTACTAAGTCTAAAAATATACCAAAGTCATAGAGATGTAGATTATATATATCCTCAAGCGTTCCTACATTGTAAGAACTTATACTAGATTTTAAAGCATCTCGAGTTAAGTCAAATTCTAAACAATCCCCTACTCTAAGAGCTATATTTTCACATGTTCTCAATGTTAAGTATAAACTTGCTTGTACTATATGTCTAGTGGCTGTATTAGAATTAGCAATAGCTAATTTTTGTAATCCAACTAAAGAGTCGCTAGCTGGTGTACTTCCATCTCTAGCTTCATTAAGTCCGGTCACATCTCTTATCATTTGTAAATAATACTGATAAGTTTGAATAAGTCCTTGTATTTTATTCATACCGCTAGAAGTAGATAATTCTTGGATAGGTACTTTTCCAGGATTTTGACCACCATCTTGAGTCATTGATCTACCGATAATACTACCCGTTTGAAAATACATGTTTAATGCTTCTTGGGGATTATAGCTAGTTCCACTACCTAAATCTATTTCTGCTAAGCCATCAGCATCTAAGTAAACACCATCAGGTACTATTCTAGACATTACTTGCTGTAACTTTAAATGAGTTAATTGAATCATGTCAGCAAAGCCAGTTATTCTACTAACTAAAGACTCAATTCTACCTTTGTACATTCTAGGAGCGCATATATTGTAATTCATATTAACTTTAACCAAGTTAGACTCAGGTCTAGTCATATTTTTAGCTAACTCCCATTGTAATAAGTTTTCATGGCCTAATATCTTAGCTCCAGAATATAAAACCTCAATTGCTCTAGCAACTCTATCAAATTTGTCATTAACTGGTGGATTAAACGTATCTGTTTTTTCCAAGGCTTTTTCTAACCCAGTGGCTGTTTCTTTTATTTTAAACACTTGTTCGCTGTAGGTTTTGTATTCAAAATATAAAACATATACACTATTCTTGTCATCTCTACCACTCCAATCAAACATATAGTTGCTATTTCCTGGATACTTTTGTATTCGCTCTAGTTCGTCTGGGGTTAAATTAGGAAATTCCTGTTTTAGATCTGATAGACTAATTCTTTTAACTTCACCCACATACCATATATCCTCAAAATTAGGATCTTCTGTATATGAATAAACTAATCTAGCTGGATCAACATAATCAACAGTAATGCCTTCAGCTTTATTAAAACTAGTTTTAGTACAACCTATACCTAATATAACTAAATCTTCATTTATTCTTCTTCTAGTTAATTCGTATCTGTTTCTATCTAATGTATTATTAATTAATTCTTCTTCAGCTATTTCTACGGATTGCTTGTAATCCAATTGCATGTGTAGCTCTAATTCTTCTTTATTTTGAGGAAGATCTTCAGGGTTTTCTGTAGAATACATATTTAACCCTAGTGTTTGTTGTATATTGTCTAAATATTCTTTAGTTTCTATATCTCTTAGTATTCTATTAGCATACTCAGTTCTAGATTTAAGTGATTCTGGGTCTTGAGCGTAAGCTTTTATTTCATAAAGCTTTTCAGACATTCCATTTACAACTATATCTACAAACTTAGGTATTACAGGAACTGGTTTCCAGTCTAAGTTTAAATAAGATAAATCTCCATTAATAGCTAATTCGTCTTTATACTTTTGAACAGCTTGTTCTCCTCTAGCATAAAGCCTTAGATTTCTAAAATTATTAAAGTTAGTAGAGTATCTATTACCCAAACCAGTTCTAGTTCCGCTAAACCATTCCCCTTCTATAGCTTTACCAACTTGCATGCCATAATCATAACCTGATTTTACTTCATCAGGAACAACTTGGTCTGGGAAAATACTATTACTATCAGTTACAACCATTTATTTTATTATTTGTGAAAAACTTCCTTCGTTATTATATCTTTTAATACCTAGATTAACGCTTTTAACATTTCTATCAGCTACTGGCTTATACAAGTTCTTGTTACAAGCCATTATAGCTAAACCTGAGCTTATAGAAGCATCGTGTTTAGTTCTATTGTTTATATTGAACTTAGCCCAGTCTTCTAGGGTTTTTTGGAAATACATATCTCCATATTCATTTTCTTTTGATCCTACATAAGTTTCTATATAAGACTCTATTGCAGCAGCGTGTGCTTGCTTAATATCTTCGCTTGAGTTAGGTATTCCACCTATTTCTTTTTCAGTAGTTGATAATTTGTTCCAAATTTTATCAGGACGATTCATTGAAAACCCTCTATACCCTCTTCGTTTTAAATAGTATAAAAACCTTGGTTTGTTATTTTCAGCAAGAATAGGCATACCATAAAATACCAAAGCCATTAATATATCTTCAAAGAATATTTCAGCTGTCTGGGGTCTTGATATATATTCTAAGAAAAAATGATTTGGTGGTACATCCTCCATTGAAAATTTAGTTAACCCATGTAAAGCTCCATTGGATCCTTTACCATCAACTGTCCCTGATATATCGTAGCTATCAAGTCCAAAAGCTCCAATATGTTCATTACCAGGATGTTTAACCCCATTCTTTAATATCACTCGATTTTGTAAGTTTTTAAGTGGAATCCAAGATATTAAAAATCTACCATTATTATTTGGTACAAATATTACTTCAGTATCTTTAACACCGTTTACCCACTGAAAACTACCTTTAGTTATACTATTTGTATTATTTATTTCTTCGTTATAATCTATTTGTTCATAGATTTTAGTCAAATTAAATAAACTGTCTTTTGTTTCATCTCTAAAAGCATGCTGCTCTGTTCTTGGAAACTGTCTGTAATATTCATTTAAACTATCACTGTCTGATTTAAGTCCTTCAACTTCATTTTGCCAATGTTCTATAACTCCTGCTGTAATTTCATAACCATCTGCTCCTTTAACTTTAGTTTCTGGTCTAATGAAGACAGGTAATCCATAAGTATTAATGAATCCTTCGTAGTTCCACTCCATAGGTATGAACAAGCTATAGAGCCCAGAAGATGTCTGTCCGTTACGATTTCTTTTTGTAACGTCTGAATTATAGTATAATTTTCTAAAGTTTTCTCCACCCTTATCTAAAGCATTTGAAGTTGAGCCCATCATACATTTTCCTACGATTCTTGAACCTAGTCTTAATGTAGTTTTTGTAACCCTCCAGTTGTTTAATATATTATCAGGTCTTTCCCATTTACCACTCTCATCATGAGCTAATAGTTTTAGCTTTTCACCATCATAAGAGTTATCACCAGTATTTTTCCAATCAATCGTTGTATCAAGTCCATCTAATTCCCTTAGTTGTTCATTACTTTCAAGCTTTCTTCGAGTAAGTTTTGAAGCTGGGACTCTGTATGCCAATTCGGTTTTAGGACGATCCATACCGTCTTGGATCGGTTTGAAGAAAAACGGATAGTTAACGGAAATTGGGACGACTTTATCTGTAAACATTTTTTTAGCATCTGATCCAGATTTAGAGAGTATACCAAATCGGGAGTCACTAGATATTGTGGCTTGGTTAACCAATTCCGATGATGACATAAATGAAAATCCAGATCGTCTGTTTTTAAGGTAGCACATCCCGTAACATCTGTTATCTGCTTTACAGGCTTCCCAAAATATAAAGAATAATCTATTTGCTTCTCTATAGTCGGGTGCTCCAACGTCAATCTTTGACCATTGCAAGTACATGTAATGAGTGCCAGTAATGTAAGTAGCAACACCATCGTTATAAAACCAAAATCCTTGTTCTCGTCTAGTAAATTCTTCATCTATATAATCGTACCACTTTTCTTTAAAATCTGATGGGTATTCCTCCCAGTCAAACCTACTTTTAATTCTACTTAATTCTTTTGGATATTCTTGCTTTTCCCAATACTGTTCCGTTTTGTTTTTGCTTCGTTTATGCGGTTCATTTGTTGCTGGTAAAGCAATCCTGAGATTCTGTATTTCAATGATTTGTCCAATTTTTCCAGTTTTACTTATTACTATAAAATCATAATCAGAGTTATATCCATACTCCCATTTTTTAAATCTATTGTTTTTAGCTAATATCTTAGGATTTACAATGTCCTTAATTTCTTTCCAAAGGGTTTGTTCGTAACTCACTTACTTCTCCCTTCTGCAAAACCTTTAAAAGTTTTTTGTTCTTTAGCTTCTTTAGGTTTTTCATTTAACATATCTTCTTCTTCTTGTATACGATTAAGTATTTCAAAAGCATCAAATATAGCAAGTTTCTTTGTTGCGGCAGCATTTTTTAATCTATCAGCGCTTACATCATCGTCTGAGTCAACAATCTTTTCTTTTGCCACCTTAATAAGTTCCTCAACTGCTTTTTGCCCAGCTTGGATTATTTTCTTTTTCGTCTCCTTGGTATTCATGCGTTAAAGCTATATCATTTGATTTCATACAATAAAGTCGTTCACCTTCTATAATAAACTCAAACTCAGAGTTAGGTGTAAACGTAATAAGTGTTTCAGGTGTAATTCCTAGAGCTTCTAAGGACTTATTAGAATATTTTATTATTCCAACGTTAGGTTGTTCTTTTCTATTCTCTAAGAGACTCTGGTTTTTAAGCGGTTTTACAAAGCAATAATCTAAATGTGGTTTCAAATTATACATATAGATTTGATCTAAGGAAACAAAATATAAATCATCTTTAAAATAAGTTGAACTATTTCGTTCTTTACCTTTCTGATCATACCATCTTCTAAATATGTTGTGATGAATATAGAGCTCATCCCCTACATTTATCTCAGTAGTATAAGCTGCAGGTGTTGAAACTACTACAGCTTTTTTACTAATAAATCTATGATCTTCAATGCCGCTATTGATAATAAGATCAGTATTAGCAACTCTTCTTGTGTTGTCATACCTATCCTTTAAAGGTTTGACAATGAAATAGTATAAACTTTTCACTAGTATTTAAGATCATACTCTACAGATATCGACATATTAGCGTTAAACTTTTTCCAAGGCAAGACTTCATTATTTTTAGTTATAAAAATATTATATGATTGGTCTTCGTCTTCAAATAAAATATCACTAATAGTATGACCGCCGTATACTTCTTGACCAGTAGAATAATGCATTGCATCGTTCTTATAGTCAGAACCTATACTAATCTTCCTTATTACTTTCGACATCTTCTTTCTCTATCTTAGTATAAGTACCATCCTCAAGATTAATATTAATAGCTCCATATTCAGCTTCTAATACTTCTTTGTAATCTTCTATTTCTTTATTAACAACCGCTATTTCATGAAGTAATCCATGTTTTTGACTTTCTAATAAACCTATATTATGAACTAGTTCGTTAAGATTCTTTTGTTGTTCTTGAATTAATTTTAATTCTTCTTCTTTAATTTTCATTTGATTTAATTTAATTTAACTGTTTGTTACTTATATATTTACTTGTATAAGTAACTTTTTACTTTAAGGACCTGGATTAGGATCAGTCCAATCTGCAGTAGCTAATAAAGCTAGAGCTTGAGCATGATCTAAAGTCTGTAA